CAGATTCCGGACGCTGAAGAGCGTCTTTCCGACGCCGTCCCAGGCAGCGTTGATGCCACCTGCAAGACGTGCAGAGTTGCGAATGGCCCGTTCCTGAGTGGATTCGAGTGTGCGCAGTTGACGGTCCACCCCTGCAATCTTGCGCGAAGCGTCGCCACTCACTGTGGTAACTATGCGAAGACGTGCTTCAGTGGTCATTTCAAACTCTTCAAAGCGTCCAGGAGGACACCACGCTCGAATTCACTCGTGCGCATCAAGGACTCAAACGGGATGCCCGTGGCCTTTGAGAGCGCTATCAGGGCTGCGACGGTGGTGACGAGCTCTCTTCGTCGTTGCCCTCTTCGCCGTTTCCCTCAACTCGTTCTTCCTGAACACGGTTCAGTGCAGATACAAGGGCATCAGCGTCTTTTGAGGTCAGCATCCGGAGATGCTCAAACCTTGGCTGTGGAAGGCCTTCCCATGACACGATGCATTGGAGCACCAATGCCATGATGTCCACCGTACGCGAGCGACTCATTGCGGGCACTGACCCAGCAAGCTCGGTGATGAGCATGTCTCTCCGGATCTCGTCTTCCACCGTTGGCTGGCGAATCACGACTGGACCTTTGAAGGTCTTCTTCGTTTCCGGGTCGACGAAGCCACGCGCAAGCGTGACCGTCTCGGTTGGTCCCAAATCAAACAACATTTTTATCTCCCTTGAGAAAGCGCATCAGGTCATGCGACGTGGTTGGACGGTGATGCTCAGTTCCGCAACTTCGCCACCCTGCCGATTGGCGTTGGGCTTTTGGAACGAAATCAAAGCGCAACCCTCGTAGGTATCAGCCTTCCCTTCTGGAATGCCTGCAGCCGTCACCGGTTGAACGATGAGCGTCAACTCGATTTGTACTCCGGAACTCCAACCCTTGTTCCACAGCTCGAGCGGCATGTCCTTGATGGCGTCGTAGTCCTTTGTCAGCGTGACCTGAGAGATTGTCGTCCGTCCAGGCACATTGACCGGTCCACCAAAAGCGCCGGCACTATGTCGTTGTGTGTTCGCGTGTTCAGCAACCCCACCATCCTTTCCGTTGAAAAAGATGGTCGGGTATTCGGCGAAGTAAACGAGGAAACGCGACGTATCGCGCTTGTTTTCCAAGCTCATTTTTTGACCCCTTTGTTAAGCGTGTTAGTCGTTGCTTAGGGCTGAGTGTTTACAGGCCGAATCGCAACTTTATCCCCAGTGAAGGGGGGAATGAAATTTATTCGTTACGTTTTGCAACGCGTGAATAGATGGTTTCTGCCGTTCCGGCTGGTCGGTACCAGACTTCGGTACGGACGACGCCGTTGTTCTTGTCGTCGTCGGAGAGCATGTCTTCGTTGCAGGCCACTCCAAAGGCGTGCACCTCCGGATCGGGGTCTTCACCTGGAAGCGGAGTCTCACCCCTGAACGCCCTCAGATTCGCAAGCTGAGACATGAACGCGTGAATCCCTCGCTCAATCTGTGAGAAGAAGAGCGGGTCCGTTACGTCGTAGACGAGCTCATCCAGCGCCTGCTGAATCGCGTGTGAGATTCGGCACCACAAGTAGCCTGAGTGCAGGTACTGCCACGCAGCTTCATCACTGGTGCTGCGAGCTCCCCAGCAACGCGGGCCCTTGCCGTTGCGGTCCCAAATCGGGTTCACTCCAGCAGCCACCAAAAGCTCAGCCGTACCCTCGTCAATCTTCGGCATGCCGTCGCTCGAGAGCTCCAATCCACGCACGAAGTCGATCTTGAAGTCCTTGCCCGCCGGTGCCTTTCCTGGCCCCTGATTGGCAATTGCCTTCAGCCAGTCGGCCACGATGTGACCCGTCACTGGAATGGTCTTGATCTCGTCGCTCTCTTCGTCGAGCACCACCGCACGTGGGTAGTAATATCCGCCGTTGAAAGCGCGGGCGGTTACCACGTCGGTGAATGGGTCGTCCTCGTCTTCACCTGCTGAGAAGAGCGGCATCCGGTAGAACTTCTCACCTTGCCCAATCATCTCGGCGCGCACCGTCGCATCAGAGTCGAGGTCAGGCGCCAGTAAGAAGCCACGGCCGTAGATAGACCGCCGGAAGCTCTTCAATCCGGAGAGATATCCACCACCACTCTCGGTTCCAACGATTTCGGCCGGTGTGGGCTGATTGTCGTCAGTGCCTGGTTGGGTGCCCAGCGAGTAGGTACCGTTGACGGGCAACGAAGCAGGGTCACCCGAGAAAGCAATCTGAATGAAGGTCGACTTAGAATTGACCCTTTCCGCCACACCAGAAGTCTTGGTGAGATTGTCATAGGTCTCGCCCGGGACCGGATCACCATCAGGGTCCAGTAGCGTGAGCTTGAACGTGTTCGCCTTCGTGCCGGTCTCAATCAGGATATCGTAGTCGTTTGCCCACGTTCCTTCGCCGAGGGCGGAAACCGTCAACACGGTTGCAGGTTCAGCCGAATCGATATCGACGATTGCACCACCAGCGCCGTCACCCACAATGCGGGTGATGTACATCCGCTTCACGCCCTTCTCGAACATGCGCTTGATGACCTCGTAGCCAGCGCTGTACATCCGCGTGCTGCCAATGTTCAGAGCTCCGCCAAAGATGGCCAGGAATCGAGACCACGAAGTCACAAGGGTAGGCATGTTGACGGGGCCGCGTTCGGCAAGCGTTGCAACAAAGACGTTGTCCCCCGCATCCGGCCCGAAAGCCAGAGGACCAGCTACAGCCCGTGACGTGAAGACGCCGACGTTGTTAGCCATTTTTCTCTCCTGAGTGTGTTAAGGGCTCGGAATCTCGAGCACGAAGGATTTGCGTTTCTCTTCCGGATCACCCGGATAGGGGTAGACCAAATCAATGATCAGCTGTTGCCAGGCCGTTTTGGCCCGACGGTCTGCAGGGCATTCTGCAAGCTGGAGTTCCAGCGTAATCAGCGCCCGTGCAAATGGATGTGGCACCGGTGGATAGTCAGCCACAAAGGTGCGTGCAGCGTCCCTGACGTGGGCCACTGGTGCATCTTCGCCTTCAAGCTGACAAATCAACTCCGGATTGTTCGCGAGCTCCTCAATGACTGCTCCGATGAAGAGCTCACGCGCGGTCGAAACCGCAGCACCCGGCCCGTCTGTTCGGCGTGGTGCACGACACTGCAAGTCCAGGGTAACCGTGGTTCTCGCCCCAAGGGCGCGCCGTCCATGGCGCTCCTCCCATGTGTAGTCTGTTCGGCCCTCGTCGATGAGAATCGCCGGCAGCTGAGCATCTGAGAGGAGGTCTTCCTGAATCGTTTGGCGGTCTACAAAGTGGACGCCTGGAATCTCCGACAACAACACGCGCAATGCTTCGAGAGCACGCTCACGGTTTGTTGTTGGAAAGGTCATTTCTGTTCGAGTTTCTTAGCGAGCTTTCGAGCCGCTTCGTTTGCAAGTGCTTGTAGGTCTGGGGTCCCGTCGTCAAAGTCAAGCCAGCGCCTTTGCGCCATGCGCCGTGTCCCGGTGTTGTGCCAGTGGGCAATCCGGCCGAACTTTGAAACCGTGAAGTACACGACACCAGCGCCGTCTTCCGAAGTAGCCTTCATGGATGCCTGGACATATCCAGTATCTGCCAGAGTCACACGGTCTGTTTTGCGTCCGCGTTTGCCTCGACTCCGCAATGTGCCCGGCCTGTAGGGCGCAAACGGTTTACCAGCCGCATCAAGTCCCTTCTTGGTTCTGACCTGAATCCGTCTCAGTGCCAGATTGGCGATGTCTTCAAGGTCGCCGGCATCAAGACCATCTAAGCCTTCGGACATCGCACGTAGGCGCTCACGCGTTTCGGCGAGGTCGATTCCAACCCTGATGTAGATGCTCATTGGTCAACTGCGTTGGAATCGGTGAAAGCCGTGTTTCAAGAGTTCTTCTCCGGAACCGTCTCCATCTGCATCCACGTCCAAGCCAGCTGCCACAATGCGTCTCAACTCGTCCTGGTATGATTGCCGGTAGAACTTGCGCTTGGCGTCGTGGGCGTCTTCCATGTTTCGCATCAAATCGGCGTGGATGAGCTCCATGGCTCGGTACACCGAAGCTCGCGTGAGCTGATGATCAGCACCGCCAGTTGCCTCGGCGGGATTCGTGACCGTGAGGCTTCCACAGAAGTTCAGGGTGCCAGGAGCAGCGTTGAACACTTCGCCAAAGCTAGAGGCCGTGGCCGTTACGTCGCCCTCTTCACCGTCCAGAACGACAAGTTTTTTATTGGTTTCGAACGACACGACACCGTGGGCGTATCCTTTGGCCGAAGTGTCAGCAACAGAAACCCTTGTTCCGGCTGGAACGGTGAGTGCGCCATCCGTGGCAGTAAAGCGAAGCGTGACTGTTGCCTTCTCAGACGCGTCCAGGAAGCCGTGAGAGACGTTTTTCAGATATCCATGGCCTTTGAGGTCCCTAATCAGATCCTCTGCAGCACGGACGTGTTTACGATCCCATCCAGTGTCTGAATAAAAGAAAAGCTCCGCGTCTTCTTCGCGGAGCTGCTGATCGTTCGAAAATTTCATGGGGTGTCTATTTCGGTTTGAGCTGCTTCACAACCCAATCTGTTACTTCTTCGGGCTTACCTACGAATTCCACAGGAATTTGTCTTCCAGGTAAATTAATTGATGCATCGAATTCATTGCCTTTTTGCGTTATCACAAAAGCACCGTTCAGAATTCGCCGTCCAATTCCCTCGCCAACTTCATCCACACCACCATGAACCAGATTTCCCTGTGACAAACGCGCAATCAAGCCGCGTTCACGTAAATCATTCACCATTTCTTCGAATGCCGACGAGCGAGTTCTTTCCATTGCGCAATCCTTGAACGAATTGACCCGATGGAATTCGTGCCCGAACACCAGCGGGTGACCCGGGTCCACTGCGGCCCCACGGGTCCAGTAAGGTTACCACGTTTCCTTCAATGGACTCAACAGTTACCCAGTGCTTTCCTTGTGCTGCAATGAATGGCCCATCAAACAGATTGGCCAGCATCTTCACAACTGTCTTGGCATCATAATCGTAGAGAGCGTCATAATAGCCACCTTCATAGTTCGGGTTGAACTCGTTGAGTTTCGCGGCAATCGTCCTTGCGTCTATCCCGTACTCGTCATTACCCCCGAACTCCGCATCTCTTTTGTTGGGCTCATTGAGCACCTGACGCATACAGGCTGCGCCACATGACATCTGATGCTCTTGAACCAGAACATCATCCGCTTCTTCCCAGTTTTCTTCACCATAAACACGGTCCGGATCTTCTCCCGTACCACCTCCAACACCAGACCTAAGTTCTTCCCACTCGTCTTCGTCGAACCATTCCGGCAGAACCGGGAACCAAGCATGACGGCAGTTGTACCCACCTCCAGCAATGAAGACGGTCCCGGCTCCCGTTTGCCCGTTGTCCATCGCGTCGATTTCTTCGCGTGTGTAGACACGGTCAACGTGCCGCCTGCAGAAGTCTCGCGTGACGGCATCACTGGGACCTCGGTACTCAAAGAACTCGTAGCGGTCGGAGTTGTTGGCCTTGATGGTCCGCGAGAATTGCATCGTGCTGTCACGGATGAGCTGCTCAGCCTGAGCCTTTGAGCGTTCAGTCTTCTCCGCGAGCTCACGGACTAGCTTCGCCTTCGGAGCTCGGCCCAAGACATGGCGCGTCACAGCATCCGCGAGGTCTCGCCGGTGCTTCGCTCCGAGGTTGTAGAACTGACCCGCAACGCCTGAACCTGGCTGGTCACCCTTTGGCCAAAGACCAAGGAGGGCTTCCGCTACTTCCTGCTCTTGCTTGGGAAGACTTCGCGGACGGCGTTCGCCCTGGGCCTTTGCGGTGTAGTCCACCTGTTGCTTGGCCAACCGAGCCAGCCGGTCTTGCCAACGGGTCCACAACGCGGTGAGAGCCGCCTCGGCTTTTGTTTCGGCCTTGCGTGCGTCCACCACAATCTTGGTGTCACCCTTGAAGTTTCCGCGACCGTCAGTCTCAAGTCTGTCCGCAGACTTCTCGAGGTCACGAGCCAGGTCGTCAACAACCTTCTGATATTCGCCGCTCAGAATCTCGAACGTATCGTCTTCGAATTCCTCTTGCCGCTCGCGAAGCTCCTCGAGCTCCTCGACAATCTTGCGCGGCATCAGCCTTTAGCCCCCAAGAACTCTTGGAGTGCAGCCTTGCGGTCATTGTTGGTGAGATAGTCCTCCGGCTTCAGGCCAGCGGCCGTGAGCGCCTGCTCGAGGTCGGGTTTCTTGCCCGATTGAAGGAGTTCGGCGATCTGCTCTTTGACCGTCGGTTGCTCTTTCACCTCCGGCTCATCTTGAGCAGGTTCGGGCTGGACTTCCGGAGCCGTGTCAGTTTGTTCCTCCTGGACCGTTTCAGGTTCGCCAGTAGGCTCTGGTGCTCCTGCGCCTTCGTCCTCGGCCTCAACAGCCTTCGACACTTTGGTCAAGACCTCTCGAAGTTGCGCACTACGTTCGGCGGCACGTTCGAAATCACTCTCATCAGGATAGCGAAAGCCCTTCTGCAAAAGCTCCTTCACGCGAGATTTTGAAACGCTTACCGGGCGACCGTGTTTGTTAATCAATGTTGCCATTTCATATTCCTCATTTGTTAAGGCCACGTGCGCTCAAAGACGAGGGAGGGGGCGCCTCCAAGCGACACATGGCAGTAGCAAGGGCAGGATTCGAACCTGCGACCTCCGGGATATGAGCCCGGCGAGATGACCACTTCTCCACCATGCCAAACGCCACACTAACGCAGTGGCTGCGGTGGGTTCCCAACGTCCACAGTTTGCAAATTGCGGGGAGGCCTTCGTTCCACCGAAGCTGTCAATAAATAGAAAAGCGAAATCCCAAACGCCTCGAATTCGACACTCGAGGCTGAGAATTATCCCAGGACTTCCACGGCGAGGCGGTCTTCATCGACCGCTGCAACACCATAGAGCACGTCGATTACGTGCTTGGTTGCCAGTGCGTCTGAGTCCCACTGGCGCGTGTAGCGCAAAGTGATGCCCGTGCGCGGGTCATTGATGACCGAACCGAGTGCACCTGACCCAGCAGGCGGCAATGGCAAGGCACGCATCGCCAACACAAACGCATCTCGATGGAACGCGATGTTGTGCGTGGTGTCTGGCGTGCCAGCTGTCACCGGCACGAGCTGCGACATGTAGCAGTTGAACCCATAAATGCGACCAAGCTCGGCTTCGGTAAGCGCGTTGCCACCGTCACCCCGCTTCTCGGCAGATGTAAACTTGTCGAGGCCGAGCAACCCAACTTCGTCCTTTGGCGACACGATGAGGTTCCGGCCCATTGCTGGACACTTCTGCAAGTTCAACTGCAGACGTGCAGCCAAGATGGTCGCGTCATCAATGTCAGTGCCAGCGGTCCCAACATCATTTGCAATGCTGGCGTAAAGCTCCAACAGGTCCGTTTCGATTGTTTCAGCAATCCCAATCATGCCGTCGGTGACGTAGTTAACGGCATCCGCAATCGCCTTCGCTGATGCATCGTCCTCCAGATGCCACGCCACGTATTTATGCTTGTCGAGAACGACTTGCGTTTTAGTGTTCGTAGGGGTGTCTGGAACCACGTTCACGTTGGGACTCTTGTCCTTCACCGTGAGCGCGCCGCGCTTGATGATGTTGATGGTGTCACCCATCGCGGCGATCTCATTGGTAGCATCGCGGTTGATGAGGTTCGCCATCACGAGGTTTGCGCTCAAGGCGCCGATCGCTTGCGCAGCCCAGAATTGTGGGATCGCGTCAGCGGTTTCTGTAGTAGTGACGTTAGCCATGGTCTCTTTTCCTTAGACTTTAGATTTAGAGACGAATCTTCCCGGCCTTTGCGAGCTCAAGGATTTGTGAGGCGTTAGCCTGCAGGTACTCGAGATCGTTGGCCTTCGATGCGTCCCACGGTTGTTGAATGGGTGGTGGGGTCCCAGCAGGGCGCCCCTGAGCTCCAGCGCCTGGAGCCGACTGCACAAAGTGCGGGTTCTCGTCCAAAAAGGACTTCACGAACGCGCTCACGGGCAGTTCGTTGCCTTTGCCGTCCAAAGCGGGTTCACCGTTCGGACCAGCAACGTAGACTTTGCCCTCTTCATTGACTCGAACACGTTCACGCAAGAGCGCTGCCACCTGACCAGGTGCAATCGCACGGTGCTGATTAGCAGCTTCCAGAAGTGTCGTTTCCACCGTCTTGGCTTGATACTGCTGCCGGAACTTTGCGAGCTCAGCGTCTCGCTTTGCGATTTCGGCATCTTTCTCAGCCTTGATGCGGTCGGCGAGCTCCTTGTATTGCCCCGACTTCTCGAGCTCCTCTTGCTCCTTCTTCCGGGTGTCATTGACCAACTTGGACACGTCGTCCCAGGTGTTGAAGCCAAGAGCTTGAAGTCGTTCTTCGTGTTGCCGGCGTTCGCGTGCCAGACGTTGTTCGACGATTGCGTCGATGACCTCCTGAGACATCGTTGAGGTAGGTTGGCCTGGAGTGCCCGGATTTGCCGGGGCGCCCGATGCTGGAGTCTGGTTGGTTGTGGTCTGGTCCGCGGGAGCTGGTGCACCGTTGGGGGTCTGAGTGTTCGTGTCGCCCATGCCTTCCTCCTTCATCACGTGGCCGGGTGGCATGTGGTGTCCCGGTCAACAAAAAGAAAGGCCGCACCGGAGTAGTGCGACCTCAATAAAGCCCGTGCGTTTTTCCTCCTGGGCGCGAGGCCCTTCCAACCGCGTCGCTGCACGTTCACGACGCGGCGGTAGCCGTCACAGGGAGTTCTGTGCGGATGTAGCTCTAAGTTCTTCCAAGATGACCTCGAGCTCTGGTCCCTCAATGTGGGAGCCGAGTCGGGCCTTGGTTGCTAGAATCAGATTCTCGATGTGAGCCGTGCCGGTGCTCACCAGCGTGGCGTATTTCAGCGCATCATCGAGCTCGGCGTTCAAGTCGCCCGGGTCGAAGTCCGTCGGGTATTGCCGAGTGCTCAGTGGCTCGCTGCTTTCGATGCCCATCCATTTGAGCGCCAGCCAATCCACATAAGTCTCGGCAGCGGACATACGCGCGGCGAACTTCGCCAGTAGCGCATCCTTGTCCATCGTGAGGTATGAGAGCGCGATGCCCGTTTGAACGTGCTTCGACTCTTCGTTCACGCGGCCGAGTCCCGAGAGCATCCGGATGGCGCCTTCGGTCTTCTCGATTTCCTGACGCAGAACCTGAATCTGCGAGACATCTGGACCCAAATAAAACGGCGGATTACTCACGGTATCCGAGTACGGGATGGCTCCGTATGCCGAGAAATCGACCTTTGCGAGCTGGTCCCACGTGCTCTCCGGCACTGCCATGATGTTGAAGACGTGCGCCGCAATCTGCTCATCGATGAGACTCTGCAGATTGGTTAGCCGCCGATTCATTGGGGCAATGTCACGGATGGCGCTCGGAGCTACCAGCTCGCCATTTTCGCGCCGTCCCCAGAAGACCATGACGACCGGCACTTCACCGCATGGGTGAACGCCACGGTCGACCACGACTTCCTTGACGACTTTGTCTTCGCCCTCTCCGGACTCTTCCTCCACAACGAGAATCCACTCGTCGCGCGTCCAGATTCGATACTGGTAGGTGATGCCGGGGTGGTCTTCGCTCCAGGTACGCCGCGTGTCTTGTGTTTCGCGTATCTTCACCCACTGCAGGATGCCCCTGGAATCGACGTCCCAATCGATGATGTTCTCGGTGTCGACCAGGTAAGCGTAGGGTCGTACACCTTGAGCCATCTCATCGGCGCGTGTTCGAACTTCACCAGCACCGTTTGTGCGGTCAACCACAATGGCCACTCGGCCACCACGCTGAACGAGCTGCGCCGCGCTCTCGTAGAACTCATCAGCACCGTTGCCCAAAAGGTCAACGTCTTCCCAAAAGGGCTGCAGAATGTTCGTTGCCCTCGGTTCTGCCGTGCGCGGAATCGACTCGCGGAAGAGATGCGCCGCATAGGTATCCACCACGGCCCGCGTGTGATTCACGTGCACAGTTCTGGCCAGACGGTCAGCAAAGAAGGACTGAGGCTCCTTCTGGTGCCGGAAGATGTAGCGGTCCACGTATGGGCGGCCACCTTCGTAGCAGAGGCGGTACTCAGCCCATTCTTCGGCGTGTTGTTTGTAGAGCGGGTGCGCGATTGGCATCAGCGTATCGTGTATGGAGGTAGAGGACCCAACGGGGTCCGCATTCGTTTCTTTGCGTAGTAAGACAGCAGCACGGCATAGAACTCATCAGCGTGGCCGTAGGCGTCTTTCTCGGCCTTGTAGGTGATGTTCTTGTCCGTCGTCTGAATCTTCTGGATCTTTGTGAATGCGTGTCGCAATCGGTAATCATCCACCGGTATCTTGAACTTGCGCCGCTCCATCAAAAGCCTTATTTCCGGAATGAGCTCGTAGACCTCGGCCCACTGGCCCCCCTTAACAGCGTGAACCGTGCGTTTGCCGAACTCTTTGACGAGGTCCTGACTAAGCTGTGCGCCCTCGCCCGTCGCATCGGTGCCAACGGACGCATAGGCGTGTTGGCGCAGAACGTCTTTGATGTCGACGAACTGCGGGCTGTAGTCCCGTGTAGTGCCAGCTGCCTTGATGGTGTGGAGCAATCCAGCGGCGAATCCATCACGCGGTAAATCGTGGCCGTTCGCGAGTATCGACGCGTCCTGCGTAGAGCCCAGGTCAATACCGGCGTAGCGTAGACCGTAGTTTAGTAGACCGTCATCCACATCGTCTTGCGAGTAACCACAACGCCTGATGAGGTCATGGCTGAAGTACTGGTTGATGTCGGACAAAAACTCGCAACAAAACTCTTGTAGCCAAACGTCCTCCGGATAGCGTTTGCGCATCTCGGCCGGGTCGACCGGGAAGCCTTCTTCAGCGGCCTGGTAGATATCCACCTTGTACCGCTTCCAGTCTTGGTAGATGCCCTGAGGGTCCGCCCAAACGTCATAGAACGCTCCGGATGCTCCAAACGGCGTACCCACCAAGATGAGCCGGAAACGCGAAGACGTTTCACCCACGGGCGAGGCCGCCTTCCAGACCTCTCGATCAGCCTTGTAAATCGGGAACTCGTCCAGGATGATCGTTCCAGTCCTGGAGCGCACCTTGAGCGCCGGCATCGGAATGATGCGGCTGCCGTTGTTGAACTCGATCCCCGTGACGTTTCGGCTCTTGATGCCGAGGTCCACCCCGAGCATCTTGAAGACGTCAATCCAGATGCTGATGCGCCGCAGGAGCTCCTTTGCGTTCGTGTAGCTCGTGCTGCAGAGGTAGACGTCATGATAGGCCGTCTCAATAGCCAGCAAGATGCAAAGCACACACACGGCTTCCGAGTAGCCGATACGCCTCGACTTCAGGATGATGATGCGGTTGCTATCGTCTTGGAGGAGCTTTCGCTGGTACGGCCTGAGGTAGTCTTTTAGAACGCCATCAAGGCTCGTCATTTGGGGTCCAGGCCAAGCATTTCGCGCACGCGTCGGGCTCGCTCCTCATTGCTCAGATTGTCGTCATCCGCTCGACCTTGGTCGCTTCCTGCAGCGGTCGGTTTGAACTTGCCACCAGCAACCTGAATTGCTGCGATATCAAGGGCCCACTTCGCGGGGCCCCGTGTGACGGTTCGACGGGTGATCTTCTTCCCAATCTCTTTGCCGTCTTCGTCGACAACGAACTCTTCGGTCACCCAGGTCTCGGTTGGGCCGGCGATTGCCTCGAGTAGACGCTCGCGGAATGCGGCCTCAATGGCTTCGTCGTCGATGTTCGCATACGTGTCCCAAGCTTCCTGAATGAAGGGGGCTTCAGGGGAAGTTGGCAGGAACCAGTTGTAATACGTGTTCCGGTCGATGCCGGCTTGTCTGCATGCTTCGGAAATGTTGCCGGTGCGCGAGAGTATCCGGCACAAGATGTCGAGTTTGACTTTGACTTTTGGCCGCTCAATGTTCGAACGGCTATGCGCTTTGCAATACTCACCAACCTTTGCCGCGCGTTTGCATCGGATGCCCTGGCGCGTGGTTGCGGCACACTGACGTTTCGCGTGCATGTGTCTCTGTGTAGTTTGTCTAAGCTTTTTCGGTGTGGCCTTTAGCCCTCTTTGGCGTGTGCCTCTATATAAGAGCTGCAAATTCCCCGTATTTTCAAGGGTGGAAGGCGCTCAGAGGCGCTTGGGTGTTAGCGTTGCGCTTGGTTTACACAATCAACCGGTGTAGCCCAAATTATTGGCTGCGTTGGAAACCAGCAGCGGGCAATGGCGCTTTTTGTAACGGCTCTTCCAGATCCCCACGCCATTCGCGGTATCCCGCTGGCGTCAGATTCCAACTGCCGTTAATTTTACCCTCTACAAGTCCACGCGCTTCCAAGTCTTTGAACACGATTCCCAACGTGTTCCCACCATCGATTGCCCGTGCTTGTGCAAGCGGCACTTGGCTTGTGACGTCCTTTTCGTACGCTGCCGCCAACAAATCCATTAGTGCGCCTTCCACTGACACAATTTTTTCCTTAGGAATCACGTCTCCTCCATATTCAATTGTTGAACGCTCAGATTAGATCCAATTACGACTGCTGTAAAACCCCGATGGCCGCCTTCAAGGCCCTAAGCTCGGCGAGTTCTGCCTCGAGTTGTTCCAGGCGCTTCGTCACCCACCGTTCAGCCTCAGGATTCCCTTGCACCTTTCTCGCTGCCTCGTAGACTTTCCGCGCCCGAGAAGAGGGTACTCCGTGAGCATAGCCAGCATCACGAGCTGCTTCACGGGCTCCAAGCCCCTCGAGTCTCAGGTGAACGTACACTTCAAAGAGCTTGGGTTCGCTCTCCGGAAGCTCCTCAAGTCCCAGCTCCAACGATTGTTGTTGAGGGTTCACGCCGCACTCGTGCCCCTTGCGCTCTTTCGTGAGCGGGTCTTTTTGGACTTCGCCTTCCCTGGCTTGGTTTTCGGATTGAGTTCGGCTTCGCGCTCCCAGGCACGTCGTGTGGTGTACTCGAAGTCGGTGTACGGATTCACCTGGCTCGGAATCAGCAACTCGTCTTCGTCGAGCTCCTCTTCGATGAAGCCGTCGACTTCTTTCACCACCCGGTTCACGTACTGTCTGCTGAAGTCGTGGTTCTGCTTCTGGTGGACCCTGTGACGTACCCAGCATTCCCAACGCTTTTCCCCTGCCCGCTCCTTCGCACGTTCGAAAACGGCCTCAAGTGCGCGCTTCTGGCTGATGCGTTCCAGGTAGACGGGATCACCGTGATTCGACGATTGAACCACCATGGCCAGGCGCTCGTAGTCGACGGCCGGCATCCCCTGCAGGGCTTCGCATGCGTGTAAGTAACATCCGAGCGCGTGGATCGCGCACGTGTAGATTTCGATTGGACGGTCTTCCATGACCGCGTTCGTCAGCGTGAGCGAGATGTTCATCTCGTTCATGTCTTTTCACCTTTTTCTCATCTAGGGTGACACTATCGTGGATTTTTGGCAAACCCCTCTTCCTGTGTTAGCCCTGAATAGCCCCTGAAGAAGAGCCAATGATTTTTACACGCCAAAAGATCGTACTTGCAATCTTGGAGAAACACGGAACGGTTTGCGAACCTATCCGTTTAGTCAAACTAGCCTTTCTGCTGCGACATTTGCTGGACGCAAAAACGCAATCAACCTTTTATAGCTTTATCCCTCACAAGTACGGCCCATTTTCGTTCGGTCTCTATCATGACCTAAATAAGCTGCAGGAAAAAGAACTTATAGTGCATAGTGATGAAGGTTGGTCCGTCAATACGTTGAATCCTGTTGTCTTGAGGCGAGAAGAAAGTCACGCAGTGGAGAGGCTGTTTCGGAAGTATGAAAGCTGGAACACCGAAGCGATTGTAGACCATGTTTATGAGAAACACCCGTGGTTCACAGCTCGTGCCAAAGATCATTCACGCCGGAAAGCAAATCTCCCCAAAGTGGGCAATGCTGTCTACACATCGGGCTACGAAGAAATGCAAGTGGATGAGTTTTTAAACTCTCTACTGCGCGCCGGCATTGAAGTCGTTATTGATACCCGCGCCAATCCCGTTTCACGCCGTTATGGGTTCCACAAGTCCACACTAACTCAGTTAGCCAACAATTTGGGGCTAGTCTATCATCATGTGCCCCAGGTCGGTATCTCGAGTCGGGCGAGAAGAGGCCTTGGTGAAAGTTTGACGTATGAAGAATTATTTCGCGTTTACCGGCAATCCACTCTGGTCGAAGAAGCGGAGACAGTCGCCGAAATTTGCGAATTGGTATCTAAACGACCAACAGTGTTGATTTGCTCCGAACGGTGCGCCAGTTGTTGTCATCGGTTACACTTGGCTGAACTCGTCGCCAAACGAACGGGGCTAGAACAGATTGAATTGCGCCAACAATGAGGAGGGAGAATGCGCAAAGAGATACTAATGACCGTCCTAACCTATCCACATCCTTCAGAGAAGTATGACGAGTTGATATGCACCGCTGGTATCTCCGACGGGCAGTGGATTCGGCTTTATCCTATGGCGTACCGCAATCTGCCCAACGATGTGCGCTTCCGAAAATATCAATGGATCACGGTAGATGTGCAAAGGCCTAAAGCACATCAAGACAAGCGCCCCGAAAGCTGGCGGCCCGATCTTGGTACCTTGGAGATTGGTGAGCACATAGATACAGCCAAACAATGGCTGCGAAGGCGTGAGATAGTTGACAAATTGCCTCACCACACGCTCAACCAACTCAAAGAATCGTATGACAAGGATTTGACGTCGCTAGGCATTGTGCGGCCAGCTGAGATTCTAGACCTCAACATTGAAAAAGTGGAAAGAAACTGGAAGCCAAAATGGCAAGCAAGGTTTGATCAACTGAATTTGTTTGAACAACACAAAAGACTAACAAAGATTCCCTATAAGTTTTCATATGTGTTCACATGTGAGGATTCCGATAAACCGCACAAAGCGATGATCGAAGACTGGGAACTGGGAGTCTTGTTTCTTAAGGAAGTCGAGAATAAGGGCTCAGAGGAAGCCGCAGTGGAAAGCGTGAGAAACAAGTTCTTGTCGGAACTCTGCCAGACAGATAATGATACCCGCTTCTACATGGGAACACGTTGGCCATTCAACACGTGGATGGTGTTGGGAGTTTTTTACCCCCCTAAAGCAACCTTGACGCTCTTCTAACAGCGGTCTGCGTTACTCTTCCGCTATCAACTTCCGATACCGCTCGAACAAGTGACTAAGTCGATGGGCTTCGGTGGGGAACCTCTGGGGTCGATATAGTAGATCTACAATACGATCCAATGCTGCATGTGCACGACTCAACTCTACCGGCATAGTTCGTGGGTCATACAGCTCTTCAAGACTGCTATCAGAGAAACTCTTCCGCACATCTAGAACTAGTTGGGCGCTGCGTTCGACGTCAAGACGGCGACGTGTCGCTGGTGTGCTAGGCCATGGAAATGTGTTGTAAACAAGTTTCAATGAGTAACGGTACCTACTCTGGTGACGACCACCAACAGCCCTCAACCACGTCATGTGCATCGCACTTTGAAGGACACCGAAATGGTAAAGCGTGGCGTTAGGTACCATGCTAACCAAGTCACTAGCTATGTCGGGTGGAGTTATAAAACCCAAAGGTACGTAGTCCCGTCTTTCTGATGAAACCTTGGGAATCAACAAACTACCCCCAGACGGAAAATTCTCGACGTGAAAACGTGTAGGGGTACGTGCAAGTCTGCGTGTATCTTCTGATTTGCTCTTCAAACGAAAGTTTTTGACAGCTTCAATACGTTCCAAACATAGTGGCATTTTCGCGAGTTCCTGAGGTGTACAATCACCTAACCACAGGCACCATCTTTGATACTTCTCGCCCTTCAAGAGTTCGTTTGTCCCAAACCAGCGCCGGAAATGGCTGCGTGCGCCCGGCTCTCGTTTCAAGAACTCTTCCATTTCAGCCTTATAAAAAAGATAGTTGCCATCATCGATTGGCTTGTTTCCTATTCCAGCCTTTGGGACTTTGCACAGAGGAGTTCTTCGCGCAGTTACGATGATGTCTTCCTCGGTAAGGTATGGCGAAATACTCTTGACGTAGACGAATCCTCCAGGTTGCCATAGGCGTTTAGTTATTCCCGTAGTTGAAAATCCAACAATTACGCAATCTACAGCGGCCTTACCTGCTGATGCACTCGTCCATGTAAACGTTGGATATGCGAAATCAATTTCGAAGCCATCGGAGAGCAAAGTGGGCCAGAGCACACTCACTTGCTCGCCCTGAGTTATCGAATTGGTCGCCACGAAGGCTGTCCGTACGTGAGGATGAAGAATCATATACTCGCGAGCAAGCTTGAACCAGCTCGAAACAAAATCTAGGAGACCCGCATTTTGCCAGCCTTCAAAAACTTTGGACATAGTTTGTCTTTGGGTTTCACTCAGATACTTTGCGCCTTTGAAGGGTGGATTGCCAATAATGAAGTCAACCGGGTAGCCACCGGTTAGAGTCAACCACTCGGTGGTGAGAGCGTCGTTGTTATGGATGCTGGGACTAGAGGAGAGCGGTAGGCGGCGAAAGTACTCACCAAAGGCAGCAGCGACTTCAAGGTTCATCTGGTGATCAACTAGCCAAAGCGCAACCTGTGCAATTTGCGCAGGAAACTCCTCCAACTCAATGCCACACATCATGTCTACATTTAGCAACACAAGGGTCTGGATGTTAACGACGCGCTGACCATGCTTATCTAGCGCGTTCAGAATCTCCAATTCAAGACGCCGGAGCTCGCGATAGGCAATCACCAAAAAATTCCCGCAACCACAAGCTGGATCAAGTATGCGAACACTTGCGATGTGTTTGTGCAGTTGCGTAAGGTCACGCACGGAGCCTTTAACTTTCTCATACCGCTCCCACAACTCGTCGAGGAAAAGCGGACGTATCACCTTTAAGATATTCTCTTCTGAGGTGTAGTGCGCACCTAGATTCCGCCGTTCCTCTGGATTCATCACACTTTGAAACAGTGATCCAAAAATGGCCGGGCTTATACCGGACCAGTCTACCCGGCATGCCTCGAGTAAACTCTCACGCATCTGCGCGTCAAAAGCGGGCGGCCGCAACGTCTCTGCGAAGAGTTTACCATTCACATACGGCAGGCGCGCATAGTCTTCATCGAGTGTGCTCATGCGGTCTTGAATGGGAGTGTTGAGCGTGTCAAAGACATGACTGAGCACGCCAGCTAGATCACGACCATCGCTCGACGACTTGTACTCGACGATGTCCTGAAACTGGTGACTGTTAAAGATGCCTGTATCTTCTGCGAAGAGGCAAAAAAGCAGTCTGACCAGATACACTTGGAGTTCATGCCCTGAGTAGCCGATCTCTTCCATTCTATCGTGGAGCCGTCCCATCTTTTCGGCCGCTTCAATATTTACCGGGTCTTGCTCACTGTGGGTACGTGTTTGATAGCCAGCTATGAAGCCGAACAGATGAATGTTTTGAGCAAGTTCTTCCAGCTTGAATTCGTGGGTGGCTCGCGTTTCAACATCATGCAAAGCAATGCGTGCGAAGTCCGAAACCATAACGAACTTTGGCAATTCCGCATCGTCGAGTCCGCTAAAATAGTCGAAAGCTTGATCGATGGCAGCATTTAGGTCCTTACCGGCTGACTTCATTTCAATGATTAGCTTTCCCGGCCAAAACGCATCGATAAAGCCTGTGTTGCTGTTTAGCTTCTTAACCGCGTGTTCGAATGATGAAACGCGTTTCCGGTTTATGCCGAACACAGCAAAAAACTCATTGACGAACGTTTGAGCTTCCGCTCGTTCGCGTTTTGTCCCATGCCATTCGTGAACAAATGATGTCGCGTTGGAGCGAATGTCAGTCCAACTCAAGGGTTTTGAAGGTGTCATGCGCGCGTCCAAGAAAATACAAGTACAACCATTGTCATGCTTCGCCTACTTGGTCTTCCAAAGCAGCACCTGGGAACCGGGCGGCGAGCTCCTCGAAGAACGGCATGGCATTTAGCTCGTAGGTGTGTTCACCCACGCGGAACTTCATAGTCATCTGGCAGGGAAACGCGCCTTGGTTTGGGGAGAACGCTGGAAAGCCATAGAGCTCGTTCTTGCCGTTGTCGTTCACCAGGTAGATGTCTTCGCCGCTCTCGGGGTCCTGGAAACTAATCTCAATGTTCCCCTTGATGCGATGGGCGTGTTGCCAGAGTTGGATGAACGATTCGCGCGAGGTGCGCTCGAATTCTTTGAAGCCACTGAAATCAATCATTTGTCTCTCCCTCTAGTAGTATTTTACGCCGGCGAAGTCCCCGTTGATGTCCACTTCTGGCATAACGAAGAGCATGTCAGGGTTGTCTATCTTGAGCGTAAACACATAGTTCTTTTCCTTCTCCGTATCTATCATGATGGCTTTCAGGCTCTTTAGACGCTCTTCCGAGTATTGATATTTGCACTCTAGCAGCCCTTCAAAGAAGCGGTCGGTTTCGTCCAGGGCAATCAATGCGGTTGTCTTGCATTGAGCTGATTTGATGGCCACATACTTCTCGTGTTCTTTTTGGCCAAACTTCGCAGCCGCGGCCTTGAGCTCGGCGCGGTAGGTTTCACGTTCCATTTGTTTGAGCTCTTCGTCCTCACATCCAAACACAAACAGTGCCATCGTTAGGCAACATGTGAACTTGTAAGCGTTTCTTACAAGTTGAACCGTCCGACTATTCATCGCTTCCTCCATGTTGTTGCACGTTGTCCCCAACGCGTTTAATCTTATGGACGTTATTACATCAACAAAATGCCGTCGACAATCAAGAGGATTTGAATGGCAACTTCGAGCGGGCTGCACGCCATTCGGCGGGAGTAAACCACTCCCTTTCGACTGGACTCCATGCGCGAAATCAGCATCGGTAGTTGTTTCTGCGCTGTACCGTTTTGACATGGTCCCATCCTTCACGCGTTATGTCCTCAACGCCCTGGAACCTTAGCGAGCATCAGCAACCATTTCATCGGATATCTGATGCTTGTAACAGATCACGTATGCCCCGCTGGGCCGACTGTAAGCACTACGTTTGCCGCACCTACTACCATTTGACGCCCTATCATAAGGGCAGGCGCAATTCCCGCTATAGCCGTTTCGCGAATCGCGAATGATCTGGTCCTTGATCTCGTCGTCCGTCAGCACTTTCTTAGGAGCGACGACGATGGCGGCCGGTGGCGGCTTCGGCGCTTGAATCTCGCGTGGTGTCGGCGGAATTGCCGTTCTGATTTGCTGGGTTTCGCGTGGTGGCTCAGGCTTGTATTTGTATCTAGGCAAGCTACCCATCATCATCACAAAAAGCCCCAACCCAACAACACCTGCGATGGTGTACATCAAGGTTCGTTTCTGATTGGCTTTGTGTTCAATTGCCTGTGGATTCAATACCGTAAAGCAGTTTGGGCAAACGTGGTCAAAATCAGCCACTTCCTCATCACAAGTCCAACAATTGAATGTCCCCATCCCCTCTCACCCCTTACGGAACACTAACTTGAATATCCCCGCACCTGAGTCGACCGGTTCCAGGTAGCCGGACTCGAGTACTTTTTCCCATGCTTTGTTGATGTCGTAGTCGTCGACCCATCCGGCGCGTTCGACGTACTTCTCTGGTGAGACGATCACCGCTTTGATGGCGTCGTTCCAGAAGTACGGGAATGCGGCGAGCATCGCCTTGGCGACTGGGTCTAGTTCGTTGTCGAAGAGCAATGTGTCTTGCCAGATTTGAACGCGCTGCCTGGAATTCACGGCCTCTTGGCGCATGAGCTCGCCGGCTTTCGCGCGGAGCTCGCGTTCGGTTATGCCCAAGACGGCTGTAACTCCAGGGATTTGGTCCTCAGGTAGATTGCCGCGTTCCCAGTAGGATACGCTCGACTGATTGATGTCGAGGCCAATCGCCAATGCATATTGGCTGATACCACGTTCCTCACGCAGGAGCTTTAGCGCTTTGCCATAGAAATGTTCTGCAGCCGCTTCCACACGCGAATCAGGATCGTCGGGGTCCGTATCTGCTTGCCCTCCCGCACGTGCAAGTTGATCCCGATCAACCCCTAAACTCTTTTCAATTGCAGGAAGATGTTCCTCTGGAATGAAGTCCTTGCGCTCCCAATAGGAAACACTCGCCTGGGTAACTCCCAACATTTCGGCCAATTTCGGCTGTGTTAGGCCCCGCTCCTTCCTCAACAATCTCAATCCAGTTCCTAACGACATAGGCTCCATGGGG